GTTTTTCATTTTTTAATCGGTTTTTCAGGTTTTTCATTTTTTATCGGTTTTTCATTTTTTTACATCTCATCCTCTTCATCACTGAATGACCCCGCATCGGCCATGGCACTGCCCCAATCCGACTCATCCAGCGACCCCTCTACGGCAGCAGCACCCGTGTTCCAGGCCCCGAACTCGTCCTCCTCAGAAGCGTCGGCTTCAGGTTTCGACACCACCGCCTCTGTCGACTTCTTGGTGGCGTTTTCGGTGTTAATCATGGCGGTAAACTCGTGGTTTCCCAGGAGAAAGACGATAAACTCCTCGAGCTGTGCCTGTGTAATACCCTTTTCCTTCAAGATAGCAGTGAAGGCCTGGAAACGCAGGTGGTTTGTCGCCACAGCCTTTTGGGAATCCATGAGAAACCACTTGGCCTGCGTGCTCACTTCGGCGCGCGAGCGCGTGTTGCTATTGCGGAAAACAGCGCGCAGGTAAGCAGCTTCACCCAGAATCTGCTGCCGTTTTGTGCGAAAGATGTTTTGGTAGGTAGTTTGGCGGCTACCCTTGCCCATTGCACGCCGTCCTTGGCTGATGGCGCGGTTCACATTCATGGTAATTTGGTTGCTCCAGCGGTTCATTATTGTCTTAGTTTAAGGTTAGTTTCTTGTATGATTTAGTTGTAAATATATCAAGATCAGGCATATCACACAATTAAAAAATTAATTTCAATTTTTTTTTATTTTTTTTTCATGTTTTATTTTTTTTATTTTTTTACCAACATTCTACATATTCTAGCCATTTTTTAAGATTTTCTTCATTATTTATATAATCACACTTCTGTTGCGTATCTGTGATACCCGTATCTGTGATACCCGTATCTGTGATACTCGTATCTGTGATACTCGTATCTGTGATACCCGTATCACAGATACGCGTATCGGTCATACTTGAATTTTCACAATAAGTATTTACATTCGTTTTGCGAAATAATTTTCTATAGCTGCAGCTTTTGTTATGCTGTTTTCCATGACATTTACCTCGCATATTTTTCATTTCAATGAAATAAACAATATGTAAAGAGTTTCCCATATGTATTAAGTGTATATATTCTATATATATATTGATTTCTGCAATTTTTTTGGAAATATATGTAAAATTGATTATAAAATAGTAATGTAAGCGATACATAAAATGCTACCAAAAATGTTTAAACGTGTAAAAAATATTGCTTACCGGCTATTAAATTATATCATGCTATATACCGCTCTACAAGTGATCAAAGTAACATTGGATGAACTTGATTATGATTATTCAGAAATCTATAAATATAATGAATTTTGCATTATATTTATGATAAATATATATATTACCGCTATAACCTTGATCGTGTTGTTTGGTGATGATGATCTTATTGATGAATACGTCCGATATACTTTAGACTCCACAATCATATTTTACACATTTGTGTATTTAATCATGTAAATTATGATATATTACAACCTTCTGTCATATCTTGCACATGTAAACCGATATTTGTTTTAATATTTTTTAAACTATCGCCAATTGTTTTATTTTTTTTTATTTTTTCTGGCTTATAGTGTTGATGTTTGTTGTAATTAATGTAATTTTCATATTTTCTAACCCCCATACAAGGTTTATCCTCCAATATATATTTTAACCATATATCATCCCAAATCGGTTGCATAATATCGTTGGGTTTTATATTTATCCTACGTTTATCATTAAAATCGAGTTCATCGTAAAAAACATTGTTTTTATCGGCAAATTGTTTTGCTTTATAATAAGGAACGACGCGTTTTTTGTTATAAATGGTACCAAGAATCAGTATAGGAACGTCATTATATTTATTGGACATATTAAAATCATGCAACCACTTTGGTAAATTTTCAAAAGATGATAACTTGGACGTATCAAACATTAAAACAGCACCAGCGATACAAGCATAATAGGATCGGGTGATATTTAAAAATTTGTTTGACCCAGAGGTATCCCAAAAATGAACTTTAATATTATTATTATAGGGCGATTTAATGAGCGTGGCATTGAAATCGACGCCGAGTGTGGGGGGTCTTGGTTTAAAATCCTCATTCGTGATGTATTTATTGAGAAAATTAGTTTTCCCAGTCGAACTATCGCCAAAAATAACTATTTTGTACAATAATTCATAGCTCATTATATTATTTTTTAGATAATATTTTTAAGATGTTTATAATTTAACTTCACAATTATCGGTAATTTCAGGACATGTATTGTTTTTTTCTAACAACATCATTGCCATCGCCGCATAATTATGCAAATCTATCAAAGTATCTTTGATTTTTTCATCACTGACTAGAGCTATTTTGTTTTTTTCAATAGATTGCAAACGTTTAATTTTATCGCCAATTCTGACGAGTACACCAATCACACCATATTCAGTAAAAGCATCACCATAATCCGCGTTTTTTTGCGTAAAAAGCTCAATAGCTTCGCGTTGAATGGTTTGATATTTTTCGATCCAGTCCGTCATTTTGGTATTTTCTAGTATGGTATAGCATTATTTATTTAACATGTTTCTCTCCATAAGAATTTATTAGTTGCAGGTGTCGCATTTACCTAATTTACTCGCATAATACTTACTATTTATGCTGTATTTGTACTTATCAAAATTCAGTAAATCACACAAAATAGTATTTGGTTTATATTTTGGACAACCCGGATAAGTGAAATGTTTTGCTCTATTATACGTATATTTCATATGAGGAGGAATACCATTATTCACCGGAACATAACGTTGGTTATTACAGCAACGTTTTTTGTAGGTATATGGAATGTCTGTTTTTACACAGCATGGTAAAGGATAAACATACGGAGCTTCGTTGGGACATGTATATTTGTATTGTTTTTTACACCCACAAAATAACGGCACATCACAATCTTTATTGGGAATAATATAATCAGGTAAATCATTCGGACATTTAAAGGTGTGAAAGTTATACTTTTTGGTACACCCAAATCGCATGACCTTGTAGCGATACGACATTATATATATATAAATTATATTATTAAAAAACTCAATAATATAATTGTGTGCTGTTTAATCCTGAGGATGACAATTACATTTACTATAACAATTGTTGCAACTTTCACAGGTGGAACCACAGGGTGGACAGGGTTGCATAAGTCCCCCGTGCAAATTGCTGACTCTATTACAATTTTGGATGCTGCCGATGACGCCATATACCTTGGCATTAGATATCGTGTTGTCTAGGCCAACAATATCAATATCATCACAACAATCTTCTAATACGATATTCCCGCAATTCACAATGGTACATTCATTATTTATCTTACCATCACATTTGATATAAATAATACCAGCGTTGTAAATCACACCCTTATTCGTTAAGGTATGACTATTATCAATAATCAACATCGCACCATCATCAATGCACATATTCCATTCATCGTTGAATGTCATATCACCCGCTAGTGTATATTTACCCGTACCATGATTACCCGAGCAAGGCAATTTAATGTATTTTTCACAATTATTATGACAAGCGAAAAAGGTATCAAAAGGTATATCTTCGGTAAAGGGTCTTTCATTAATATCTGTACTGAATACACATATGTCGGTATTTGTTTGATCTTTGATCCATTTATAATCTCCCCAGGTTTGCTTACCACAAAATACTTCAGGTTCTTCAACCCTGAATTCGGTATCGGGACGCGGACAACAATCACCACAGGGGTTACACGGCAGTTTAACTTCAGCACACGGAGCTTCGGGTTCAGTACAGGGGGGGTCCACACACTTCACACACTCATTAATAATATTATACGTTCTACACTTGTTACCCATCATGGGTGGATCAACTTCGACTGCGGGCTTCGACAAGAGATAACCCTTTTTACGTGCCAAATATCGATCATAAGAATTGTGTTTAACATCTACACCAGCACCGCCAGGATTCATAGCACCCGGTCGGCAGGCCGTTTTTGTCCGTTTTGTGGAATTACCTTTGGTCGGAATGATGGACGTCAGTAAGGTTTTGTGCGGCTGAAAACGATCACTAGACTGATTCCAATTTAAGGCTGGAACATGATGTTTACCCCACGCATTAGCATCATTGTGAAATACTGCTACTGCCACGCGGTTCATAGTAAACATAGAGGAGGGTACGCGAACTTGATTCCAAATTCTTTTTTGTTGCATCTCTCTAAAACCCACTTTACACTTGGGACAATATTTGGGCTCATCGTCATCTATGGTGGTATTTCCAAATTGTGAGCAAGAAGGTCCGTAGCACGCATACTTGCGGCAAGGTTTATCTCTACATTCGGTGGTAATGCAATTAGTAGCCCCCAAACAATTTTTACATCTCGTATAACAATTTCCCGCGTCGGTTGTTTTCGCAAACATATTCATAGCACAAATAGGATTATTTGGCTCATTACAACTTGAACAATACCTCATTATATAATATTAATAATATAAAATTGAATAATATTAATATTTGAATTTTAAAATTCAAATGCAGTGTAAATTCTGCAACCGAAAATATAAAATTAAAACCTATTATGATCGTCATGTTCTGGCCTGTGAGATCATGTCTAAAACGACAGCAGAACGCTTGCAAGACGAAGAATGTATGGCGGACACACCCAATATTAGAAAGGTCTACGATATTGTTTTGGAAATGAATAAGCAATTGCAAGAACTACGAGAAAAAGTGCGAAAATTGGAAAAAGAAAAGAAAGAAAAAAAGAAAAAAATAAATGTGCTCGAATGGTTAAATACTCAAACGACTAAACCTCGTGTTTATTGGCGTGATTTGCTTAATGCACTAGAAATAAAACGTGAAGATCTCGAACACATCTTTCAAACCGACATGTCTCGGGGTATATTTCAACGTTTGTGTGATGAATGTGAACGACAGGAAATTTTGCCGGTGCAAGCATATGAACAGAAACCCGGTATATTATATGTTTATGATAAAGAAGGATGGCGAGACATGAAAGATGATTGTTTTGAAAGCAGTATTAAAATATTGCACAAAAAATATATGACAGAATTTGTCGCATGGCAGGGCGATGCCGAACAAATTTTGGGGACAGCTGACTTTAATACGCAATTTACCGAAAATATTCACAAACTAAACAATAAAACGATTACACAACTAAGTAAAAAAACTCTGCAGGAATTGCACAAACACATAAAAGTGAATATTAAAGATATTATTCAGCTTGAAATTGAGTAAAATAGTTACCAATGACGATAGATAATGCTACCTAAACAAATAGCATACAATACATCATCGTTTTCGCCACCCCCAAAAAATTTCAATTTTTTACTAGATGCATGATATGGACAATCGCCAATGATTATAACACATATTTTTGCGATTGTTATAATAGCGAATATTAGAAAAATAATATATATATTGGTGGCGAATAAACTCCCTAATAATAAAGTCACAACATAAATGAGATGTGTGGCGAATAATATTTCTTTGACATCAAATATTAAACTAAACAGTGCGACAAATTGCGTCACGAAAATAAAGCTCATAAATGATTTATCAAAACGTGATAATTCATGATTATATAATATTGAGCCGCTGCATATACCCATACCGACAAATAATAATAATAATACGATATTCATCTTAGAGTATTATTGTTGTGTTATTTATATTAGTTTCTGTATAATTTACGGCGTGTTTTTTGACGTGTTTTCGCTATTTTCTGGGTTTTTTTTCTTTTATATTTTTTTTGTTGCGTTTTTTTAGGTTTCGTTTTTTTAGGTTTCGTGTTACGAAGACCTCTACCTGGACTACCTGTCTCACCATGTATCATACGTAGTGCCGCGCGGGGATTTTCGGCATGACCATGTTGAAGTAGCGAAGAAATATGTTGGTGTCGTGTTATAAAGTGGGCCAGTTGAGCTTCGCGTTGTAATTGTCGCTCCCGCTGCATGTGGGCTTCTATGTCAGCCTCTCTTTGTGCCAGTATATCAGCCATGTCGCGTTCTTGTTGTTCACGCTCCGCACGACGTTCCGCGCGGGTCATGGGTTCAGGAATGCCCAGTTCAACACGTGCTAAATCGGTATAATTTCGTATTACTCTAGGACGATGAGCCTGACTCATAGCTTGAAAAAAGATTTGCTCTTGTTTTTTAATCCACTTGTACCGTTGGGATTTCTCTCCGGCAGGAAGACTTTTATTAATTTTATCGAATTGTCTATGTAATGCTTCACGATTTGATGACTTTAAATCAAGAGCTTTATTAGTTATTCTGGATTGTTCATTTCTATGTTTCGCGATAAAATTGTTTGTTATAACGCGAGGAACCCAACTAGATAAAGGCATTATATATTACAAAAATATATTAAAAATAAGTTGTGAGTTAAAGAAAATTACCCATTATTATTATTTTATCACAATATGTTATAAAAGCGAATGTCGTTGCGGCGTAAAAGTAATACGATATTACGTAAAGCTGCACCAATTATACGTAGTTTAAAAAAACAACATTTAAAAAAACATTTAAAAAAACAGGTAGAAGACCTTGCTGAAAAACACGCCAAAACTAGAAAAAACACCACAAAAACGAATAATTTAACAAAAGAAGAAATAAAAAAAATAAGAAAATATATTGATAAAGTAGCAAATATGGGTATGGATAAAGCTGGTCCCTTTGGTGCTGGACTGAAAAAAAGAAAAAAAAATTTAACAAAAAAGAAAGATTTTAGAAAAAAACGTCTTACGACAAAAAAAACGCGTCATTAATAAAAGACATGCAAAACGTGTTAGATAATTATAGATAGTATTATAAGCATGAATTTTTTATTTTATTTTTATATAGTATAATGGGACGTGCAACAGCTACACGAAGAAGAAGTACTAGTAATGTTGGACGCGGCCGCCAAAGCCGTGTGACCGCTTCACAAAGACGCCGTACCACGGCCAAAAAAACGCGCGAGAGGGCAGCATACCGCCGTCAACAACGGGCTAGAACTCTTCGTAAAGAGAGAGAAAGACACGAAAGGATTAACCGCCTTGAGCGTGAGCGTATACAGAGATACATGGAAGCAAGAAGGGATCCTTATGGCAGATATGGCCAGAAATGGGACGAAGCAGGTTATGATATGTATGATTAAACAAACTACATAAATCAAAAAAATTTATGTAGTTTTATAATGTGGTTTACTTTGACTAATGATATCTCGTTGAATGTTGTTTAATACCGCGTATTGAGCGATGCTTACGCTTCCTCCACGGCTTCTGGTGCAGGAACAGCCACGGGTTCAAGTTCTTCAATTTGACTTGTTAGACGCTGAATATTCTCTTTAGCAGCATATATTTTATTTGGCAAATAATAATGGACCTCATTCTCTAACATGTGGAGATATTTCACCCCACAGGGAGGATTGTTTCCCAAATCATCTCCCATAGTATATCCCAGCCGTTCCCGTAAGTTATTACCATCCACAAAGGCTTTCTTTTTTTCTGCTAGTTCGTTTTCCGCGTGTAGTAGACCTTGAATGACTTGATCCCGAATGGTAATTAAATTGGTGAGGTGCTCTTCACTCATTTTATAGGTAGGCTATAATTTGCAAAATATGTTATCAACTTCAATTTTTCATGTTAAATACTAATTATTTTTGTGGTAATCATAACACCCCAATCCCACGAAGGAATATATCATTGTACATAATAATCCCACAATTACTACGGGCATGAATATATATATATTAAAAAAATAATATATATTCCTTAAATTAATCTTATAAACCATATTTTTCTTTAACTTCTTCCGGTGTCAACACTTGAACGCCCAAGCGTCGCGCCTCTTCGGCTTTACCAGTATCTTCGTCTTTATCTTTCACAATCACCATAAAGGTTTTTTTTGACACGGCGGATTGTTGTTCAGCCCCAACTTTTTGCAATTTTTCAATAAGCTCTTTATCACGAAATCCCGTCATTACCCATTTTTTCCCAAATAATTCATGACCGGTATCTGCCGTTGTTGGCTGTACCGAAAACACCAGACGACCTTCTAATCCGGCGGATTTTGCCCACTCTACAAATGGTGGGATGTGCAAGAGAAACTTTTCTGCACTTTTTTTGGCCATACCCTCTATCGCTGTGAGGGCTTCCAATTTTTCCACATCACTCTTGGGCGAAACCAGAATATTCGGCTCTTTTTCTAAAATGGCGGTAAATCGCCGTTTCCCAAAACCACGCCCAAATATGTTAGACGCTTGCATTAGTTCCGGCAAACTCGCTTTTTCTACTTTATTTTGAATACCAGTATACAGCTTGGTGGCGGATTTTTCTTTAAAACCATCGACCTTGAGGAAATCATCTTTGCTCATTCCGATAATCTTGGGTACTGTATCAAACCCACCTTTAATCAACCGCTTCACATTACCTGGACCCAGACCATCCACTTCTAACACCTTAAAGAAGCCAGCTATTGTTTTTTCTGTCACGATCGTATTTTTTGTTTTGTCTTTCAACATAATATCGACATGCGTGTCATTCCAATCATATGGCTCTGATGGCATGAGCGGTTGTTCCGCCGGCTGAATTACCGCCACAATATGCGGTATAACATCGCCGGAGCGAATCAATTTAATCAAAGCGCCCACGCCAATCTTATTCTCTTCTATAAACTTACCATTAAAACCCGTAGCATACTCAATAGTCGCGCCGCCTAGAACAACAGGATCAATTTGAACACGTGGTTTCAAATAGCCGTCTTTACTTGGTGTCCATATAACGTCCAGTACCTTCGCTTCGGCAATCTGATCGGACAGGACCATCTTAAAGGCAAACGCATGTTCCGGATTACCGGTCTGGCGTGGATATATTGCATCATTAATGCAAATCACACCATCTATTTCATAACTATAGTTTTCACGCCAGTCTACGAGTAATGCCGAGAGTACTTCGTTGGTAATAGTGGGCTCTACGAGATGTTTCACAACAATAACATTATGTTTCGCCAAAAATTCCATCTGCTCGGAGGGTTTCAGTGGTGGCTGAATTACTTCATAGGCGACAAAGTCTAAATCCGCCAAGGTATCGGGGTTTATTTTTTTTTGGTTGATTAATCCTGCCACAAAATTGCGGGGATTGGCGAAGTTTGCCGCATATTTTTCTTTGAATACGTCTTTTTTTATAATAAATTCACCACGCAGCACGATATCTTTGGTGGTGGGTAGTTGCAAATATGGTATAATATGACTAATATCTTGTCCCACAATTCCATTGCCGCGCGTATATAGCTTCGGGGTCTCACCTTCGGTAGAATACAGGCCACTCACACCATCTAATTTACACGACAACACATACGGACCCTGGTATTTTGCCTTCCATTTATCTAAAGCTCCAGTATCAGGCTTAATTTTATCCATAGACCACATTTCGTAGGGGAGTTTAACTTTATTTTTCACAACATCCATCTTACATTTTGTATGCCCTTCCAGGACAGCTTTATTATGGGGGTGTTTTTTGGCGGTATATTCGCGCAAAACGTCGTATTCGTTGTCGGTCAATATTGGTTGTTGGTCGCAATAGTACGCATCATTTGCGGTCCGTATCATTGTACTGAGTTCATCTTCACTGAATGTCATTAATGCCGACAACCCTTTATTTTTAAATACTTTAATGTTATTGGCTTTAGTTTGACGTTTTTTTAAGGTTGTTTTCTTTTTAACTTTTATGATTATTTTGTCGTTTTCGGTCTTTGTCAACGGCTCAGGAGAAACAGGCGGTGGGGTATCGAGCAATTTGACAGAACGACCATCAATACGTTCAGGTGGTGCAAGGTACTGCATCTTTAAAAATGCAAAGATTGATTGTTCCGTGGGGAAATATTTGTTTACTTTATCACCTTTGGTACGATCAACCATATGGTGGAAACCATGTTCGTTTAAGGTATAACCCAAATTTAAGGCTCGCTGACGTTGTATGGTGTTAAATGCTTTACTGCCGGTGAAATACAGGGTGGCAAAGGCATATTGCTCTGGCGGTGTATACATAAAATCCAAACGTCGAGGTCGTTTACCCGGAATTTGTCCAATCGTTAAGCTTTTTGTTTTTCCTTTCGAGAGAATTTCAATAATAATATTATTTTCTACCAATTTATCTAAGAATAATCCTAAAATATCGCTGTTATTATCCGCATTTGTTAAAACAATGTCAATATCACCGGAGGTTTTGGCTCCGCGCCGATACGAGCCGACGATTTCCATGGTGGACCCTGGTGGTGTGGATGCTGTAAACATTTCGTGCAATATCACATTATATTCGTCTATTTCTTCACGCGGAATTCTCGCTTCAATATCGTCGAAATACTTGACACCTAATTTCATATTAGTGGTCAGCAAATCTTCATTAGCTTTGAGGTCTTCAATCGTCGTGATACCTTTCGCAATAAACTCTTTCGCTTTTTTGGGTCCAATACCATATACTTTGGTTAAGATATTGAGGGGATTTTTTTTCTCGCGTTCTAGAATTTTTAAGGTCCCGGTTTTTACATATTCGTGGAGTTTTTCCAAGATTGTTTTACCAATACGCTTGACCCCTGTCAATTGCGCGGGATCATAAATATCCTCATTATATATTGTGATAGCTTCACTTGCTTCGCGATAAGCTTTGGCACGGAACATCTCGCCTTGTCTTACCATAATAGTGTTTAATTCATCCATAACAGCAATAAACTCTTCATTTAAGCGTTTTGGTTTACTCATCCTAGTTATAGGGGGTGTTTTTGTCTTTAAACTAGAATTATTATCTTGTAATTTCAATTTTCTCTTTTTTTTCTTTTTAATCGTTATTTTTAAAGGCGAGGAGGTTTTATGGCTTGGAACTTTTTTTAAGGTTGCTTTTTTTTCGGTGCTTTTTTTGCGGCTACTTAATGTTTTTTTTGGTGGACAATAACCATATTTGACTAAGGTTCTAGATTTTGGATTTATTTCGGTAGCACATATTTTCCCAAATGGTGTGTCAAAACAATCATGATGTTCTTTCCACTTGTATTTAAAGGGAAAATAACATTCTCCTTCTTTTACTTTTTTATTTTTCTCGGTTTTGTTTTTATTGTTTATTTTTGTGGCATAAATAGGATTTTTTTGCATAATACTTTATATTATTGTTGTATTTTATTTATGAAAATAATTTATTAATAAATGCCGGAGTATAATATTCATCTATAGTGTTTTTAATAGGTTCGGTCATTTCTGTAGGGTCTATAATATATTTTTCATTGGGGAATAGTAGATGTTGTGTGTGAGTAGATTTTTTTTCACTGGTAGATTTTTTTTCACTGGTAGATTTTTGATCACGAGTAGATTTTTGATGACGAGTAGATTTTGTTTGAGGGCGTTCTTTAGGTTTATCCATTATAAATAAATAATATTATTTATTTATATATGGATAATTATTATAAACAAGAATCATATAGTTCAAAAAAACAAATGGTTAATGGCGAATTAGTTGAAGCTAAAGATTTACACTATTTAAACGACAATGGGAAAAAAGAATTATTATCTAGTTTCCTGGATAAAGATGGAAAAATAAAACATATTCATATCTCTCACCCCACATTTCAACGTTTATCGAGAAGTAATAAAAAATCTTTGACACAGCGATTAATAGAAGATTTTGATATAGGCACACATAACACACATAGCACTCAAATACAGAGCAATAAAAAGAAAAAGAAAACAAAAAAAATTATTAGCTTCAGAAAAATATTATCATTTTCGAAAGGTAAAAAGAAAAAAACGAAACGACCAAAAAGGTTTATCAACCTTAAAAAAACAAAACGTTGTCGCACAAAATCAGGCAAATATACGAAGTGTAAGAAATAAAAATTGATGTATACAAATACCTACTTTGATAATGTTAATGGAAACTTTATCAAACAAAAACCCCCATGAACGCGATAACCATATTACCTTTGACGAGGGTCCACACATCTATACTATTGACGGGGATTCGGATTTTATGTCGGTTACAACCTGGAATCATTCGCATTTTGAGCATTTTAATGCCGATAAAATTATTGATAATATGATGAAAAGTAAAAAATGGCCCGATAGTAAATATTATGGGAAAACAAAAGATGAAATTAAGGCAGAATGGGATAAAAATCGTGAGGAAGCAGCCACAGCTGGTACTAAGTTGCATTACGATATTGAGTGTTATTATAACAACGTTCCTCACACCAACGATAGCCAAGAATATACCTATTTCTTGAATTTTGTGAAAGCATTTCCACGTCTTACGCCATATCGCACAGAGTGGATGGTGTGGGATAAAGACCTTAAATTTGCGGGATCGATTGATATGGTGTTTGAGAATCCAGATGGTACACTCATGATTTATGATTGGAAACGATCAAAAGAAATAAAAAAAACTGCGCCGTTTTTAAAATTTTCCAAAACCGACTGCATTGAGCACATCCCAGATACAAATTTTTGGCATTATTCTCTGCAGCTTAACACATACAAAGCACTACTAGAAAAAAATTATGGTAAAAAGGTGACGGAAATGTATTTGGTATGTTTATATCCCGAAAACAATGATTATCAATTATGGAAAGTGCCAGAGATGAACGATGAAATAAATGATTTGTTTATGTTAAGAAAATCTATGCTATAAACACTTAAATAATATTAAATAGTATGATATAATGGATATTCTTAAAAGTATTACCAACACACAATTAAATCATAATCCATTAGCACATGCTTTGGTTGGTGGTATTATCGTATCTTGTGGGGTTTTTATGAGTATTAGTATTGTTAGTTATTTTATGTATGATAAAAATATGAAATATAACAAAAATATTGAGAAGAAATTGGATGAAACCAATGAAGAGAAAAAAGCAAGAGAGCTTCGAGTTCAAAAAATCAAATATGGGCAAAGTTTTTTTACGGAGTTAGAGGAATTAAAGGATAAAGAATTAACTGAGGATGATATCAAAGAGTTTGCAACTAAAATGATAGAGGAAAAAACACCCGAAGGAGACATTTTAATGTTATACAATTATCAAACAGAAACATTTTGGTATTATAGTGAGAACAAAAACATTTCTAATCGTTCATTAGATGCAGTTGCGCGGCGATATGCAGTTAAGTATGATTGTAAGCAATTGTGCGTGAATTATAAAAAAGAGATGGAGAATATGCGTAATAACTTAAAGAAATTGTTTGAGGAAAACAAAGATAAAAAGGACGATGAGGCGATTAATCGGGGGGGCGATAGTGTTTTTTTAACAGCCAAGATAACGAAAAAAAAAATTAGACGTCAACATAATCGTGCCATTTTAAATAAAGTAAATCGATTCACCTATAAAGGTAAATTGTCTGATTATAAAAAAGAAATAGAAAGAAAAAAAAATGAGACAGAGCTGAAAGATAAATTAATGACGTTCAGTGATTTTAAAAAATTACTAGATAAGAATAAAGGACTCGAGCGTGTCGCAGAACAAGAAACAAAAAATGATATTGAGATTGTTCATACGCCCAAAGATGATATGTTTGTTAATATTGACGATTTTATTAAAAAAAAAACTATATAAGGAGAAATGAGATCAGGATAAATGAGATCATTGATTATTTATTTTATGTGTGTTATTATCTATGTTATTATTTATTTTTTAACCATTCAATATAGCCAATACTTTTGGTAATATCAAATGATGTTTGCAAATGACTGGTTGCAATATCTAAAACTAATTTTTCTTGTGCAGATAATTGTGCAATATATTCTTTAACATGGCGTTGATCACAATCTTCCACAGAGGAGGTTTTTGTAGGCATATGATATATATTATAGTATATCATATACATTTAATCAATTTTATAAGAAAGTTTAAGTTAAACTGCAGACAGAAGAATCATCTTCTACCATATAATAACTTTTGCAAATTCTTTTTAATTCTAAATTTTTTTTCATAATCATAATGCTATTATTAACATCTTTTAAAAAGGCGGTGTTCTTGAAATTAACAACATATGCACACGGCTCATTACCAAAATTAGAAGCTATTAAGTTGGGGTATTTTTTCAAATATGGATTAGTTCTACAATAAGACAATAAAACACCATCATATTTGTCACTATTCTTCATATAAATGTTTAAAAGCTTTTCAGAATCGTCCATTTCATGCTCTTTTTTTTGTTTTTTTTCTTTTTTATCTTTTTTAAAGTCAAACAATTTAATATTATTATTATATCTTTTTAATTTTTCGACCGAGGCATAACCTTTAAAACCTATTAGTTTTTTTTTACTTATATTGTTATAGGTAATTTTTCCCGAATCTTCGGTTAATAAACTTTTTAATATTTTGGCTTGTACAAATGTTATAAGTATAAACGCTACAATCAGTATACATACCACACTAACCATGCCGCGGAGGGAGACGGACGAATTTTCTGTTAAAAAACCCATTTCGCCAAACATAGAGGCTACTGTGGTTAATATAACCCGTAATATATAATCTTTTCTCGTTCTCGTTCTACTAAACCTTTTTTTATCAATAAAGGATAATACTATACCAAAGATGATGCCTAAGATAAGTAATGCCACAATTAATTTAGAAATAGGTAATAAGATATTTTGTATACTCCCTAATAATGTTGTTTGTGGATAATGAATAATAGTGGTAAAATCAATATTTATTGGTGTCGTATAGTTAATTAATTTTTCTCTAAAATCTGTTTGGTGAAATGTTCCTAAACAGATATCATATTTACCTTTGTTAACTAATTCACAAAACTTATTGTAATTGGTAGAGCCATCACCAGTTTTATCGGAGTAATAGTACTCAAAATTATATTTGTCTTTTATTTTTTCTTCTATTTTTTTCCATAAATCCCAGGGGAAACCGCTGAAACTTGGTGTACCATCGCTGTTCTCCAACCTTTTGGTGGTAGTTCCAGTATTCCCAATCACGACCAGAACTTTAATTGTTTTTTTCTCATCATGAGAATGTGTATTGTCCGAATTATTATCCATGTTTTCTGTTAAATGATGCAACGCTAAGGTATGTTTCATTATCTAATAAATATTCTTATTTTATTTTTTTTAGATTTTCGTATCATTAATGATAAGTGTAAAATTACATATTGGTAAAATTACATAGCAGTATATTTAATAAAACACACAAAATTTTTTTTGAATTCTACTTTGGATTGATTCATCATGTGTGTTAATAATGTCTCTATCGTGTAATTGTTTGAAAGTAAAAAATTAAATAAAATACTTATATCTTCCAGGCATAATAATTCTTGTGGATTATGTGGATTATAAATAGCATACACACAAGATTTGGAACAAGAATCATTAGTTTTAAACTGCGATAATTTTGGACTTTGTATTTTTTTAACAATGTTTTCTAAAGGTCCGCTGGGTTTTTCATCTATAACATATATATTTTGATACTTTTGTGCATGACTATCATAAAATGTTTGCGAAAAGATGGCATTCATGTTTATATTTATACGTGAAAAACTTATAAAATTGAAACAAATATTGTGGTAATTATACTACCTAAATGCAAACTACAGAAACAATCCATACTTTTGCAGATAATGCTCGGAGCGATGGTGTGGAAACTCCGGTACAGAGCGAGGAATCGTTCATTCCTCCGCAGAATATTTTTAGATTTAAGTTTTCAAATGAAGTTATGGACAAAATTCATAGTTTCGCAAAGATCCATCAGTTTGATACGCGAAAAGATTATCGGGAAAATTGGGAGAAATGGCTAGATGAAAACTCACACATGCTTCAACAAGAGGCAAGGCGATTACGAGAACTAGGATATCATAAAAATATTGACGAAAAAATGTATAAAGCAGGGAGATATTATTTTCGAAACAAAAAATTCGAAAAAGTAGTACCTTCTAAACGACGGAAATACATCCCTATTTCAAATGAGATATTAACTAGCATGGATACGCATATTAAAAATAACATCTTTGCTAATGACTACACACCAGCGGTTGGGTACAATCATTTTTGTGAATCATATACTGAGCTACTTTCTCAAGAAATACGCCATATTATTAAATCACATGCTATTACTGGTGATGAAATGGCAAATAAAATAAAAAAAACATATAAGAATCGTTATTTTATAATAACACATAAATAGATAATGATTTTGTTCAGTAATTAATGGTCCAATATATATCATATTTTAACTACTAATATTAGTAATAGTCATAATTTTTTATTTATATTATTAATATATAATCAATATATGAGTATATTATTAAGTGAAGGAGCGTATGGTTGTATTTATTATCCCGGTATACAATGTTCCGGTAAATCTTCTAATGATAAAGATTCAGTCTCTAAATTACAAATAAACAATTTTAATGCGCAAAATGAAATAAAAATTGGGAAAATGGTATCAGAAATAGAAAATTATGATCGGTATTTTATACCAATAACATCAGGCTGTGCATTAGATTTAAGCTTACTGGATAAATCCCTAAAAAAAGAATGCAATGTAATAAAAAAAACCACAAAAACCAATTTTATAGTAATGAATATGAAATTTATTGAAAATATAGCAGAAACTGCAGTACTTTCTGCCGCAAATTCTTTATGGTTAAAAAAAAAAAAAATTTCGCAAATGTTTGATATGTTTGCTGAATTAACGTATAGTGTTCATCAGTTATTACGACACAATATTGTACATTTTGATTTAAAACACCAAAATATAGTAGTTGATGATAAAAGTGGAAGGACCTTTATAATTGATTTTGGCATTTCATTACCTATGAAAGAGGTCAGAAAAAATATGAAAAACTATTTTTATACGTTTAATCCGTCCTATTATAGTTGGCCATTAGAAGTTCATGTCTTGAATTATCTAAGTAATATAAAAAAAACCGCTTTAGTAGAAGATGATGCCATACTGATTGCTACCCAATACTCAAGTGCGGCATTTATAGATTTTTTTTCACCTATATTTGCGGAAAGATTTAAAATAGCGTGTTTGACGCAAGTCAAAAAATACGTAGGCATCCCACCCGAAACATTAGTTTCCAAATTATTAAAGTATCATACTACTTGGGATAATTATGCAATTAGTATAATGTTTATTGAGATGTTAAATAAAAGTTTCAACAAAGGACATCATTATAATAAAATGTTTATTCTATTTTCACAAATTTTGCTGGTTAATTGTGCACCAAACCCTGAATTACGATTAAGTTATCACGATACACATCGATTATTCAAGAATATATTTTATACGAATGATGATATAACCAGTTTTCATGATTTATGCCTAGATATTTCATAGAGTACTTATTCTAATTCGCTCAATCTTTCTTTTAAAATTTTAATCTCGTGTCTTAAATTCGCACAACATTTGCATTTTTTACATTTGTGGGTTTTTCGTGTAGAATGCGACGCATCATCTGCTTCGTCGTGAGCAGAACCTTTCTTACCCTTCTTCTTTTTACTGGTAGTATGTTTTTTCCGAGTTCTGGGGGCACATTTACCTTGGGTATACTCACTATGCGTACCAGCTTTAACTTTTTTCCATTCCGAGCCCGCCATTTTTAAGACTTCTTTCAGATGCTTACTTTTATTTTGCCCTTTCTTAATCTTTACAAACTCAATCCAGGTTATCGGTTTTTTATCGACCATTATACTATTAGTACAGAAATTAATTAATTTTAATATTATAATATTTTTATAAAATTGATACATTAATATT